TATAAACTGCTTGTGAGTTAGTGCTTAAGTTAGAAACAGTTAGACTTGTATCATAATTACCAGAAGGAATATCATCTGTGTTAAATCTTACAAATGCATTGTCATCCTTTTGAAGACCGATACCAGTAAACTGGGCAACAACCATTGATTTGAAACCAGTTGCCTTATTACCATCAACCTCCATACCACACATACCATAAACAGATCTCAATGATACGTTAAACACGTATGGAGATGATCCTGTTACAGTATCAGATGAAAGAGTTAATGTAGCACCAGTTGCGGTTGGAGCAGCAGTAGTAGGAGTATTCTGAACAACATACTTTAATATAGTATCACTAGGTCTTTCTGATACAACAAACTTACCATCATAACCAGCAGCAGAAACACCAGAAATACGGAATGCAGTATCTACATCCAATCCACTAAGAGCACTATCAAGTGTAACTGTAATAGTTGTATCAGCAGTTGTTGCATCTCCTGCATATACACTACTAATTCCTACAGATGCACCTCTTGAACCAACGATTCTATACTCATCAACTTTTGTCTGAA